TGCTCGATCTCTCCCGCGTCGAGCCCGATCTCCGTGCCCTTGCCACGGATCAGGGTCTCCCAGTTGGGTTCACCCGCCGCCTTCATCTTGTTGCCGATGGCGAACAGGCTCGTGTTCCGCTTGCCCGCGGGCATCGGCTTGTCGAGCTCGGCCTGCAGTGATGCCTGCATGAGCATGATCTCCTCTGGGTCATCCGACGCTTTCGCGGCGGCGATCGATGCGTGTTGTGCCAGCACTCGCTGGCGACGCTCGATCAGCTTGTCCCGCAGCCAAGCCGGCAGCGGGGCGATCTCTCGGGTGTTCCACCGCTGAGTCGGGAAGTGATACACACAACCCGTCACACGGATGTCCACACCCTGCACAATGCCGATGGCGTCGGCGAGCTCACCGTACCCGGTGGCCTCGTCCCACACCTCGTCAGTGCTGTAGAACAGGTGGTAGCCTGATCCACTCTTGCTGGTCTCTGCCAGCGTGTACGGCAGGTTGCCCAGCGTCGGAGCGAACTCCAACCCGCCGTTCTTCCCGTCGATGTCCACGCACAGAGCATTCATCCCCCGCATCACGAACGCGAACGCGTTCTTGTCGGGGTATCCGTACAGCGCCCGGCGCGGCAGGAACGCACCCTTCATGTAGTTGACCATGAAGGAGTCGTTGCCCCAGCCGCTCTGGGTCTGCCCATCTTGGTAAGCCCGCACGAGCGAAAGATCGTTCGGGCCACCCAGATGCTGCACGTCGGGCATGGGATCCTCGACACTGTACGTGTCAGTCTCCCACCACTGCTTGTCCGGCAAGTGCATCCGGTGCCTCCAGTTGTTTGAGTGCCATCGTGACCTCCGGTTGGAGGCCCTGAATCACCCGACGTGACGTCGGTTTCCCGTTGACCCTCGATGTCTTCCAACCCAGCTTGAAGCTGGTCTTCATCATCGCGAGCAAGTCACCATCGGATCTGTCATGTACGCCCTGCTGCTCTGCCCACGGCTTGAAGCTGGCCAGGAACGACTCCGTCGTCATCTGGCCGGCGTTGATCTTGGTGATCGCAGCCGGATCCTTCGACGACAGATGCTCGATGAACTGCAACACGGGCGACCCGAGCCACACCTGTTCCAGCTGCAGCTCGAGACTACCCGCGGTCAGTGCCAGCTTCTCGTCCACCTCCTCCTCACGGACGTAGTGGTCGATCAGCAGACTGAGAAACGCGCCGAGCATCGGCTCGCTCGTCATCATCCTGCGGAACGCATGGTCCAGCTTGTAGACCTTCGGAAACTGAAACCGCGCCAACCGCTTCTGCAACGCCGGGCTCTTGTCCCGAGCCTTCGGCTCGAGGTTCAATGCCTCGATGAACAGAGCATTAGTTCTCACAGTCGTCGTTCCCGAGTCGTAGAGCATCCGCACCACCGCCGGCTCGCCGGCGATGAGCGTCTTCTCCATGCTGGACTCCTTGATGTAGCCCTGCTCACCATCGAACACGAGGTTCAACAGCTTGTTGTTGAGCTCGGCCGTTGTTGGGCTGTGCTCCGCGATGAGTTGCCTCGTCACGTTGCTGATGTTCTTCGCGCCGAACAGCGCGTAGAGCATTGCAAGCAACACGCCCTTGCCGTTGCGCCCCTCACCCAGTAGTAGTACGTACTTCACTGCTGAGTAATGCGGCGCCAGGATTGTGGCCAGGTGGTTCAGGAGGCTTTCAACCTCCTCGGCGCTGCCGAGCCATTCGGTCAGCACCTCAAGCACCCTGTCCTTGTCTGCCTGTTCCTCGTTCAGCATGGGCCGAACGAAGTTGGGCGTGAACTCGCCGGTGGGATCCACCAGCTTCCCCTGCGTGTTGAGCATCTTGAGCCCGTGCTCCGTGCGGATCAGAATGCCATCAACGGAACGACGATTCCTCTGGCTCAACTGAGCCAGCATGAACTCGAAGCTACGCAGCTCCGAGTCTGACCCGAACAAGATCAGGCTCTGGCTTGCTGCCAGATCCAGCTTGTCGTCACGACTCATCGGAAGCCAGATTGTGTCCTTCGGATCCGGCAGCGGCAACGGACTTTCCGTCTGCCAATCCACCGGAACGAAGAGCGTGCTTCCCCGCTCGACCAGAGCAAAGCTGCTGGCGAGCGTTTTGGCTGCAGCAGCCAGCTGCTGTTTGGTCACCAGATCAGGCACTGGTCCTCCTTTCGCTTGTGTGGGTGGCGGCCGCGAACGACCGCCACCCGTCTTCACTTGTCGAGTTTATCGAGAAGCTCGATCTTCTTTTCGATGTTCTCGAGCTCCGCCTGGGTTAGCGGCTTGCTCAACAACTTGATCAGTTCTCGCTTCTGCTTCGCGATTTGCTCGTTGTCACCTTTCGCCATGTTCTCTCCTTTGGTGTCCGACTTACGTCGTCCCTCCCCATCCATCAGGAGTTCTCATAGCGGTACTGGTATGCGACTTTGCCGATGTAGTCCTCCGGCTGCACCTCACCGCGAGGTAGGATCCGACCGACCAACTGACGGCGCATGGCGTCGTCGTCAGTGTCGTCGAGGATGACCAACACGTCACACACCTTATCCATACCGTCCGGGCCCGTTGCCAGGCTCGCGGTACCGATCAGGTAGTCGAGCTGTCCAGTGATGAACAGCTCGAGCTGCCTATCCTTCACGGCGGGGGCGGTGTCCCCGTCGATGTAGCCGCAGTTCAGATCAGCGCTCTCAAACGTCTGCTGAACAATCTTGGCAATCTCCTTGTGAACACAGAAGACCAGGATCGGACTTCCGTAGTTCCCAAGCAGGTAACTCAGGTCTTCCAGCACCTCCTCACGGAGTCTGCCGTCGGGCCCGACAATGCTCATGAAGCGCCGGCGCTGCCGGTCCTCCATGTCGCTCGCGATGACACGCTCCCGCATCCGATCGAGTCCGAGAGTCTCGAACTCGTCCGGCAGCGGGATGTTCATCACGCGAACCTGCAGGATATCAGGAGCATCATCCGGCAGGTACACCACATTGGGCTGGGCAGCCAGGAACTCCGCCGCAGTGGCGTAGTTCTTGAAGCCCAGCACCAACGGAAGCGATCCGTACGGATTGTTCTCCGTGACACAGTGGTCGTAGAGCCACGCCTTAAACCCGCCAGCGTTCTGATGAGGACTCAGAACGTGGACGAGACAGTAGCACCGCTCTGCGTCGTTGTAGTTCGGCGTCGCCGAACCAAGGATCAACGGCGCCTGCAGACCAGCCGACACCTTGTCGAGCTTCTTCCACCCGACTCCGGTGTGACCACCGAGCAGGTGGAACTCGTCCACGATCATCGCACGCTTGCGATCGACCTTGTAGCCCTTGCCGCGGAACGTGGCATGGCTGATCGGTGTCACCTCGATCCCGAGCTTCAATCCGTCCGCGATCCACTTCGGATGCGTGATGGGTGGGGCCATGACAGTGACCTCGGTGATGTCGCGCTGCGCGATCATCGAGAGCATGATCGTGGTCTTGCCCTTGCCAGTCGGGTAGTGAACCAGGATCCTATCGGCCGTGTTGAGCTCCCAGGCCTGCAGTGCAGCCTGCTGTGCCGGCAACCAGCCCCTGAACTTCGGCTCGTTCGCGAGCCACTTGGCTGCGACCTCGTCAATGTTCATTGATCTTACGGAGCGCGTCCAACATGGCCCGCTTCTCCGCCTCCAAGATCCGTCCGTCAAGCCCGAAGTACTGCTCGAGCGTGATCTGGATCGATTGGTTCTCGATCCCCCGCGGCCGCGACTGGTACCATTCGAGGAACGGTCCGATCACATCTGCAGCTTCCATCACTTGACGCTGCTTCTCGTGCTCCGGGTATAGCTCCGCGATGGTGAGCTCGCGCGCACTCACGGCTTCGTCCAGAAGTCCCAGAGCTCCACCTCAGCCTTGGTGGCCTTGCGGTGGGAACCGTTCGGCCACTTGAGCTCGCCGTTCTCCACGATGAAGGACGGCTGACGGATCTCCGGATCATCGTCATCGACGGCGCGGTATGGGTTCTCGTACACACGGCGCAGACGTTCGCCCTCACGGACCCAGCGGTCTATGTTCTCGCCATCAGCCTGGGCAGACTCCGGTGCCGGCGAGAGCGCGGCGCTGACCTCGCCCTGCTCCCTGAGCAGACGTCGCGCTTCTTTCAGCGTGACGTACTCCTCGACCGTGCGAGCCTGGATGAGATCGTCGCCGAGAATCTCACGCGCCATCTTCATCCAGCCATCACTGTCGTCGATGTTGTCGCTGTAGTCCGGCGCCATCATCATCCGCAGCTGCTTGTACGCCGCCATCATGACCGGTACCTGCACCGGCGTGATGTCGACCCCGAGCAGCCCGGACCAGATCTTGGCCGTGCGCTCCATGTTGTCGATCCGATCGCCGTACACGGCGAGCCGGCTGTCCAGTAGACGCTGCGCGTCATCCTGTTCCTTGGTCATGCTTCCTCCTAGATGGTTGCGATACAGCGCATGTGTGCGTAGTACCGATCAGGCATCGTCTCGTTATTCGTGTCCATCTTGCGGACAGGCGTCACGAGTTCACCAGGGTTGATCATCGTTCCACAGATGATACAGGTATGCGGCAACCCCGGAACCGGCGGAACGACCCAGGTCCCTCGAGACCCGTAGACGCCCGGCGACTGGGGTGTAACCCCATTCGCCCAGTTCACGGCGTACCGCCTTGCTTGATGATGGACCAGGGCGTTCCGTCCTGGTGATCCCGCGCGATCGTGTAGATCACGCGGTTGAGATCCTTATCCTTGATGGCGTCGAACAACAGGATCCGTGCAGCAGCCTGCAGGTCCTGATGATTCGTGGTCGGGAACTTCCACAGCCCCAAGAGCTGCATCAGTTCCCGCTTCACGATCTTCTTCGCCCCACGGTTGTCACGCAGCTCAGCGCCAGGTATTGCCTGTTTCAACAACACCTCGAACCTCTGCATCGGCCCGGCCGTCCGAAAGGACGTACCGCGCTGGATGTACTGCTCGATCGTAATGCGATCGGGACGATCAGGGGCCATGAGTTTCACTTGCCCCGCCGTCGTCGCGACGTCATCACCGTCCACCACGGAGTACTGAACTCCGAGAGCATGCTGATCCGTGAGGATCCGCAGCACTACGATTCCGGTGTGAACGAGCCCCGGATCGATACCCACTAGGGTATACTTAGTCATGTTGGGTTCCTCCTTCTGTGGGATGACAGGGCCGGCGGCTTCGGGAGTCGCCGGCCCTGTTGCTACTT